CGAGGGTATGAGACCGGCAACCTTCAGACTATCCCGGGAAGCCCTCCGAAAACTCCGGCAAGGGAAAAGAGGGAGTGACCCTTACAAAAAGCAGGTGATTAAATGAAGCCTGGATATTTCGACAGATATAGACAGAGAAAGGCGATCAAGAAACTGGCACGATTCAATGACGAAGCCGAAGACTTCGCAAAGTTAGGGGCCGAAATGGAATCGATCGAAAAGGAAATCAAAGAGAGAGGCCTTGAGAATTCCGAAATCTCGATGAATCCGGGCCGAAAGAATAATGAAGGCAAACAAAATGGCAGATGACCTTTTGAAAAGAATTGAACAAAAGACAGGGAGGCGAAAAAAGTGAAAAGTGAAATACAAGCAGCCGCCTCTTCGGAGAAATTTATCATAGAGACGGTAAACGTAGGAAGCGGAAAAGCTCTTCAGTTAAGGAAGCAACGGCGTATTGGTACAAAATGGTTAGACACGGACCAAGTGATTGAGTTAGGTTTTGGAGACGCTAACGCAGTTGGGCGGCGGTTGCAACAGGAAGGAATTAAAGAGATGCGGAAGGATGTTGTGCGAATGAGTGAAGGCACACTTCCGGAACTCAGAAAAAATGGAGGCTACTAATGGCAAAGAAGATGACTAGAGAAGAGATCCTTAATTACATCTCTCCAACGAGAGATAAGCTTTTTTCCTTGAACAAAGAAAAGGACGAGATGCACAAACGGCTGGCAAAACTCGATGAAGAGATTGATTCTCTTGAAGACTTTGAAGAGGATATAAAGGCTAAGAGTGGGGCGGAGATTGCCGAAGCGATCAGGGAAGGCAAGGACCTCAGCACTTTCACAAGCAAGACACGACGGGATTTTGAAAACAAGAAAGAGGACCTCACCCACAGAAAAGAAGAAATTGAGGCCACCTTACTGGCGTTTGATGAAGTGATTGAAGAAACCGAATTGGAGTGTCTGGAAGATGAAATTGGAGTGTTGAGAGACGCACAGCAAAAATACCTTGATGATTTTGAGGCCGCCTCGGAGAAGTTTTGTGAGGAATGGGATCTCTACAAGATAAAGAGAGTAACGGCTGACGGCAATTATGCCTTTGAGTTGGATCTACGCCTTGATTCATTGAGGGTTAGAAGAGCCAACATAAATATGGCACGAAGGGAAAGAGAACGCCTGGCAAAAAAAGCAAAGATAAAGAAAGAATTGCTAGCGGAAGGATGGAGAGAAGAGGATCTATTCAAAAAGGTAAAATACGGTCCTATGGTTATTCCTGGCGTTGAATCAATGAGAAAGTAAGCCACAGTAAGCGCTAATTGTTCGCCCCTTATAGCGCGGTATCGTTTTCCGTTTACCCTGAAGATCTGGGAGGTTCTTCTTCACTCCGGGGCCTCCCCTTCTTCCGGGGAAAGGCGGTGTTATTTTGCCAACCAAACCGAAAAAACATTGCGCACATCCCGGATGCCCGAACCTGGTTGACTCAGGCCACCGGTATTGTCCCGAGCACGAAAAGGAAGAACAAAAGCGAATCAACGCACAACGCGATCCGAGCAAGGCCAAGCAATACGATGAACGCTGGCGAAGGTTGCGCAAGTTGGTTCTTCATCGGGAACCTCTTTGCCGGCAATGCAAGAAGGAAGGAAGGTTAACCCTAGCGACTGAAGTTGATCATATTATCCCGTTAGCTCAAGGCGGGACCAATGACCTCGAGAACCTCCAACCTCTTTGCCACTCTTGCCACTCGAGAAAAACAGCAAAAGAAGATGGAGGATTTGGCAACAGTCGCAAACCCGCTATTGATGGGGTATAGGGGGTTCAAGACCCACCAGTACGAATTCCACAGCGCGTCGGCAGGCTCAGAGACAATTAGAACGGTTTTTCCGAAATACCAGTAAATTGTTTGAAAAAGGCGCTATCGAAAAATTTTGCGCCGGAGTTTCTTCGAAATACCAGAGAAGGTGATCTAATGGCGAATAGAGGACCAATACCCGAACAAGAGTTGAGAGCGAAGTATATAAGAATTGTCGATGAGTTACATCCGCCTAAGTGGCTTTCTTCGAGGGCCAAAAGGAAGTACAAAGAGTACGGGGAAATGCTCCGGGACTCAGGGCTTCTCACGACCTCAGACATTGCCGCGTGGGGGATGTTGTGGCAATCCTGGGATCTTGCCCTCACGGCGGCGGAGTCTATCAAGAAAGACGGTCCAACGGTCAAGGACGAGCGGGGATTTATCCGAAAACATCCCGGCTTTCAGATCTGGCGGGATAACATAGCGACGTTTAACAAGCTTGCTAATGATTTTGCATTAACTCCGGCGTCAAGAGCAAGATTAAATATACAGCCTGGGAAGCGATCAAAGGGTGAAAATGACTTCTTCGAGAATCTATTAGACGATCCAAACGATTAAGTTTCACCTCACAAGCAACACAATCACCACCAATACCCGGGGGCTTAGAGCCTCCGGGCCTTCTTTGAGGCCTTTAATGGCCTTTTTTTGTTGCCGGGAGGAAATAAGCAAAGGATGTGAGGAAAAATGGCAGTTGCGGACCTTTTAGTTAAAATTGGCGCAGACGTCAAGAATTTTCAAGAAGGGATGAACAGCGTAAGCGACCAAGTAACTTCAATTGGTAGAAAATTGTCCGGTTTTGGCGATTCACTTACTAAGTCGCTTTCAATACCCTTGTTAGGGATTGGCGGCGGAGCATTAGCAGCCGCAAACAAAATGGACGAGGGATACGATGCGATTTGAAGTGGTACAGGCGCGACCGGCGACGAGTTAGAAGCGTTAAAAGATTCCTTCACAAATGTATTTAACACCGTTCCGTCGAGTACAGGAGACGCCGCAAACGCAATAGCGGATCTCAATACAAGGTTGGGATTGACCGGGACCGAACTTGAGGGAATGGCCGCTCAAATGTTGAATCTTGCGCGGGTAAGTGGATCAGATGTTAGCTCGATAATTGCAAGCACCACAAGGGTATTTGGTGATTGGGGAGTTGCTACAAGCGATCAAACAACGGCGTTGGATTACCTCTTCAAAGCCTCTCAGGCGACGGGCATTGAGGTTGGGAGACTATCAGAGACCTTAGTACAATACGGAGCGCCCTTGCGGCAAATGGGCTTTGATTTTGAAGAATCAGCCGCACTTCTCTCAAAATTCGAGAAAGAAGGGGTAAACGCCGAGCTGGTTTTAGGCTCTCTAAGGATCGCATTAACTCAAATGGCACAGGAAGGCGTTACAGATACTAACGCAGCACTTCAAGAAGTGATTGAACAGATAAAGAACGCGGGGAGCGCAGGAGAAGCTAATGCTCTTGCTCTGGAAACCTTCGGATCTCGAGCCGGTCCGGATATGGCGGCCGCGATCCGGGAGGGAAGATTTGAGATCGACGAATTGATTACCTCCCTTAAAAACAGCGGAGAAACGATAAACACAGCGGCGGAAGATACCCTCAGCTTTTCCGAGAGAATGACCCTCTTCAAAAACAAGCTAATGGACGCTATCGAGCCGTTAGGAACTACCCTTTTAGATTCGTTCGAGAAGATGCGCCCGACAATTGAGAAGATTATTGGCCTCATCGAGAAGATTGCCACTACCTTTTCAAATCTTCCAGAACCGGTTAAAACCGGAATACTAGCAATTACTGGCGCCTTTGCGATAGGCGGCCCGGTTTTATCAGCGGTAGGGCGGGGGATTAGCGCCTTTGGACAACTTGCGCCCGCCTTCGGAGATGCGGCGGGGAAGATTGCTTCAATGGCATTAAAGACTGGCCCCTGGGGCCTTGCAATCGCAGGAGCTATTGCGGGAGTGGCACTATTAGTCACTCATTGGGATGAGATTAAAGAATTCTTCTCAAATCTTTGGGCTTCGGTTAGTGAGGCAGCCTCAATAGCGTGGGATGGTATCAAATCATCGCTATCTTTCATCTGGGAAGGCGCGATCTCGGTTGGGAAGGACCTCTGGAATGGCTTCAAAGACTTCTTTGGCGACCTCTGGGATGGTATAAAGAGCGGAGCCGTGAAGGCCTGGGAAGGCATAAAGGGCGCCCTAAAATCA